CCTATCAGTAAAAAGGATCAAACATAATGGTTAAGAAGGTATATCAGAACAAAGAAGGTGGTTTAAACCAAAAAGGTCGAGATTACTTCAAGCGTACTGAAGGTGCTAATCTTAAACCACCAGTATCAGCCAAGGAAGCAGCAAAGTCACCCACTGCTGCTAAACGAAGGAAATCATTCTGTGCAAGGATGTCAGGTGTGTCTGGTCCTATGAAGGATGAAAAAGGTAGACCAACAAGGAAGGCACTGGCACTAAAGAAATGGGATTGTAACTAGTGGACAGTAAGTATGTTGAAAGAAGTATATTTGGAAAACTTGCTGAGTTGGAGTTTGAAAAAGAGTGTTTAAAAAGAAACTTGTTAATCGCTGCTCCGGTGCTAGATAACCAACCAGGATGGGATTACATAGTTGATTTTGGAAGTGGTTTAGTTAAAGTACAGGTTAAAAAAATAGGAAGAAACACCACAAATAACGGAAGAGAATATAAAACTATCCAGTTAAATGGTAGGTCTTCTTATAAAAAGAAAGACGGTTCTTGGAACCATAGATCTTGGAAATATGATGAATTTTCTTATGATTTCTTGGTAGGTGTTGATTTAGAACTAAATGATATGTACTTATTTCCGTATGATGTGTTAAAATCTTTAACCAGGACACAAACACCTGTTGACGGACAAAGCTATAAACCAGGTTTGGACTGGAATATTTATAAATGGAAATGATTAATGGCTAACCAAACTTATCTCCAAACAGTTAATAATGTATTAATTAGACTTCGTGAAAACGAAGTTAGTGCTGTTACTGACACTTCCTACTCTAAGTTGATTGGTAGGTTTGTCAACGATGCAAAGCGTCAAGTAGAGGATGCTTATAACTGGAACGCTCTAACAGAGACATTAACAGTTACTACTACTAATTTGTTATTTAACTATGTTCTAACTGGTGTTGGTCAGAGATTCCGTGTTATTGATGTTATTAACCAAGAGAAAAATTGGTTCCTTAAAAACGAAACTACTAACCGTATGAATGAATTGTTTCTTAATGATACTGTTCAATACGGTCCACCAGAGTTATATAACTTTAACGGTGTTGATGATGGTGATACACAGGTAGATTTGTATCCTGTACCTGATGGTGTTTATAACATCTATTTTAACGTCATTAAACCCACAGCACCTTTGGTTAATAGTTCAGATGTTATTAAAGTTCCAGCAGAGCCTGTGGAGTTTTTGGCCTATTCCAAGGCATTGTTAGAGCGTGGTGAGGACTCTGGTATCAACAGCACTGAAGCATATCAGTTGTATCTTCAGTCACTAGCAGACCATATCTCTGCTGAGGCTAACCGTTATCCTGATGAAATCACTTGGGTTGATTACTAATGAGACCGTTACAGACAGGTAGTATAGCTGCTCCAGGGTTTCTTGGGTTAAACACTCAAGACAGCAGTGTTCAACTATCTTCAGGGTTTGCTTTAAAAGCGCAGAACTGCATCATAGACAAATATGGTCGTATTGGTGCTAGGCGTGGTTGGGTTCCTGTAAACACTACAGTCAATACTGATCTTGGTAGTGCTAACCCATTACAATTCTTGTTTGAAGTGTTGATTCCTGGTAGTAATGTGTTAATTAGTGGTGGTAACAATAAGTTGTTTACCGGTACTACCACAATGACTACTGCTGTTGTTAGAAACTCTACTAACAGCGGTAACTTAACTTACACTATCACAGGTAACCACTGGCAAGCAGCAGCATTGCCGTTTGGTGATGGTTCAGCGGCACTGCCACACGCATATTTAGTACAATCAGGACATGAAGTATTGGTGTTTCACAACCTAAGTAGCTCTGGTCATAACCATGATGGATCTTATGGTTTTCAGCGCTTAGGCGATGTTGGAACAGTACCATCTGGTTACGCTACAAACACCTTTAAGCCTAACTGTGCATTAGCAGCCTATGGTCGTATATGGATGGCTGATATTGTTGGTGATAGGCAAACAGTCTATTTTAGTAGGTTGTTAGATGGTTCTGATTTCCAAGGTGGTGATAGTGGTTCGTTGTCCCTTAATGCGGTGTTTCCGAGCAACGATAAGATAGTAGGCCTTGCTGCGCATAACGGCTTTCTTATTATTTTTGGTAGAAACAACATTGCTGTTTACGGTAGCCCAATTGATGTTACTCAATTAACTCTTATAGACTTTATTCCTAATGTTGGTTGTATCGCTAGAGATAGTATTGTTTCTACAGGAACAGATGTTATCTTCTTGTCTGACTCTGGTGTTCGTAGCCTTCAAAGGGTTGTCATTGAGAAGTCATTACCCTTCAGGGATCTATCTAAGAATGTTCGTGATGAGTTGATACTTAATGTTGCATCAGAAACACCAGCAAACATTAAAGCAGTTTATTATGATAGAGATGCTTTCTATTTGTTAGCGTTACCTACTACTGGTATTGTATATTGTTTTGATACTAGGTCATCGTTAGAAGATGGCGCTGCTAGGGTTACTACTTGGACTAAAATTGATCCTAGGGCTTTCTTTGTTAATGAAGCAAAAGAACTGTTAATAGGTAAACCAGGACGTATTGGAAGGTACTCTGGTTTCTATGACAACAATGCTGTATATCGATTAGAGTATTTTACAAACTACTTTGATATGGGTAGTCCTACTACCTTAAAGATACTAAAGAAGATAGGCTTTGTTGTTATTGGTGGTGGTGGGGCCAGTGTTGCTGTCAAGTATGGTTTTAACTACGAAGATAACTACCTATCACAAACCAAGGTACTAGCAGGTGGCTCTGCTTTTGAATACGGAACTGCTGAGTATGGACTAGCAGAGTACTTTGGTGGTATAATTATAGAAAGATTTGTTGTTAATGTTACTGGTGCTGGATCAGTGATTCAAATGGGATTAGAGACTGATGTCAATGGTAATCCCTTCTCTATTCAGAAAATAGACATCGCTGTTAAAACAGGTAAGACAGTTATTTAAGGAGATATAAATTGGCATCCTATGTAAAATCTACTAACTTTGCTGTTAAGGACTCTCTTACAACAGGAGATCCAGCAAAGGTTGTAAAAGGTACAGAAATTGATGTAGAGTTTAACAACATTGCTTCTGCTGTTAATTCTAAATCTGATGCTATTAGCCCTGTCTTTACAGGTACACTTACAGCAGATAGTATTCTTTTTGGTACACAGACCAACAAAGCTACTCTTACTTATAGCACCAACACTGCAAGGACATTGACTGTACCTGCTGTGTCTGGTAATAGAACCTTTGCTTTTATTGACGAAGCACAAACATTCACCACTAATCAGACTATCGGTGCAAACCTTATCTTTAGTGGTAATGCTCGACGGATTCAAGGTGTTTTTAGTACGTATAGCAACAATTCAACAATTTTTCAAAACAGCACGACTAACGCCACCACAGCTCTCAATGTTATGCCTAACGGTACAGGTGGGGCATCAGCGATTCATTTAAGCTCGACAAGCGATCTGACGGATTCTACTCAAGCAGCGTTGTTTGTTGATGCAGATTCTGTTGCATTGTTTTCTTTAGCAAATGGTACAAAGTCTCTTAAACAATTACGTCTTGTAAACGGCGGTATTGCTAGGCTTAATATAAATCCTGATGGTGCCGTTGCTATTGGTGGAGAACCTGTTACTGGGTATAAATTAAGTGTTGATGGGCCATTAATTACTAACAATGCTGTGCTTTTTACCGCTGTATATGGCGTAACCGTAGGCGGTTCATTTAGAACAGTCTACATAGATTCTAATGGTCAACTTGGTGGGTTAAGCTCCACCAGAGAATCCAAAGCGAACATCGCCGCAGTGGAAGACACAAGCTGGTTGTTAAGTTTAGATCCTGTGTCATACAAACGCCGTAAGAAAAATAATGCTGGTGAGTACACTGCAGAAACTTACGACAACACAGAGTATGGGCTTATTGCTGATGACGTTGTTAAAGTACGTCCTGAAATTTGTGTGACAGTAGATGGAAAGCTAGCTGGTATTAATTATGAACAGCTTATTTCACCCATGCTCAAAGAAATTCAAAAGTTACGAGCTGAAGTAGAAGCACTTAAGGCGAAAGGATAAGTCATGCAGTGGAGCGTATTTAATCTAGTAAGAACTTTACCTGATAATGTAGTAGAAATAGTTTGCTGCAGTGTATCCTTAACAGAAGAGCAATATACTGCTTCTGATAAACTGTATCAACGTGTTCCGTATAAGTCACCAACAGAGCCTGGATTTATTCCTTTTGATCAACTGACAGAAGCACAAGTTATTCAGTGGGTTCAAGAGCAACTTGGTCCTTTTCAAATTTCTCAAATTGAAAAAGGCTTACAACAGACTATCAATCAACAAAAAGTACAAACTATTGAAGGTCTTCCTTGGTAAATGAAAATACCAGTAGTACAAAATAAAGATTATATTATCTATCTAGAGTATTATGCTAATATCCATTGGCTACACGCTGATGTGTTTAGATGGACTAAAGAAGTAAAGAATAAGTTTATAAAAGATTTAGACACAATGCAGTCACTACTTAATGCTCCTATTTATGGCTTAGTAGATAATGACAAGCTAGGTAAATTTGGAAATATTTTAAAATTTAAATATGTTACTGATAGCGTTGGTGTTGACGGTAATGTATACAAAATTTATAACAGGAGTATTTAAATGGGTAAGTTAGTTAAGGTTGCTGCGCCTATTGTTGGTGGTCTTGTAGGAGGTCCAGCAGGGGCTGCTATAGGAAGTGCTATTGGTGGCGCTGTTGCTGGTAGGGAGGCAGGAAAAGCAGCCCAAGCCGCTGCCGATACTTCTGCTAATGCACAGTTAGCCGCTGCTCGCATTGCTGCCGAAGAAGCCCGATTTAGACCAGTAGGTATAACAACCCGATTCGGTCAAAGTCAGTTTGGCTTTGATGATGCGGGTAGGCTTACCAGTGCTGGTTACACAGTCTCGCCTGAGTTACAAGCACTACAGCAGAGGCTACTCGGTGTTGCTCCAGGGTCACTTGAAACTGCTCTTGGTGCTGAAGCTGAACTAGGCGCTATCAGAGGCGCTGTACCAGGGTTATTTGGTCTTGCTGGTCAACTATTACCTACTGATGTATCAAGGCAAGCATCCCCAGAGGAACTTGCTTACGCACAGCAACTAGGGATGTTAGGCCAGCAGGTAACACCTACATCCTATGATCCTACTGCCGCTGCTCAGAGTTACTTTGCTGAACAGCAAGCAATGTTAGACCCTGTCCGGCAGCGTGAAGAACAGCGTCTAGCATCGTCAGTGTTTGGTCGTGGTAGGGCTGGCCTTAGTGTTGGTGATATGGGTCAACCAGAGTTGTTTACACTGGCACAGGCTCGTGGTCAACAAGACTTGGCATTGGCTGCACAGGCTCGTGAGAGAGCAAGGCAAGAGTTGCGACAGGATATTGGCCTTGGTACTCAGTTGGGTGCTGCTGGTATCACTGCTCGTCAACAAGCAGAGAATCTTGCTAGGGCTAGGTTTGCTGAAGATTTACAAGCAGGTACAGGGTTGTTTGGTACAGGCGCGTCGTTGCTTGGTCTTATTCCTCAGTACCAAACTCAGGCAATGGCTCCCTTCCAAACTCAACTTGGTCTTGCTCAGACGATTGAGAACCTTGGTCAGCAACCGCTTGACATTGGCGCACAGTTGGGTGGTAGAACTGCTACTGCTGGCGCTCAAGCAGGGGAAGCATTGTTGCGTGGTGGCTTAGGCGCTGCACAGTCACAATTGACTGGTAATTTGTTGTCTAGCACTGCTCGTTACGGTACTTTACAAGATTTACTTGGTAACCAACAAATTCAAAGAGGTATTGGTGGTTTGTTTAATAGACCAACAGTTGCGTCTTTAGGTGGTACAACAGGATCTGAAGGCTTCTCTTATTACGGACGGTAAGGAATTAACATGGCACAATCACTATTTGGTCTTACACCGGAACAGATTCAACAGGCTAGGCAGTTACAGCAACAACAAGCCATAAACCAACAAGCACAGTCTTTTGGTATGTTTGGTCCACTGTACGCTGCTAGTCGTGGTCTATCACAGACTGGCATCAATGCTCTTGCACAAGGTTTGTTCCCTGAAGCACAAGATCCAGCATTGCGTAGGGCCACCACTACTCAAGCCATTGTTGATAAGTATAAGGGACAGGATATTAATGACCCTGATATTTTGCGTAGAATGGCTTTGGATTTCTCTAACGCCGGTTTGACTGATGTTGCTTTGCAGTTAGGAGAAGAGTCTAAAAAGCGTGTTACAGCGCCTGTTGATCCAAAAAAACAAGCTGAATCGATTGTACTTACTATTGGTCAAATTCCTCCTGGAGAGCGTACTGAAACACAAAATTCAATGTTTGAAGCTGCGCAGAATCTGTTAGCGCCAGTAAAAGATAGAGAACCTTCTAAGGTAGGCGTGTCTACTGATGGTAAGCCTGTGTATCGACAGGGACTTGAACAGTTTACATTAGGCCCTGGTGGTCAAAAAACACCTTACTATGGTCAACTTAGAGAAGGTGGTCAATCTATAAATATTTCTTTTGATACACCCAAAGAAAAGTTTGCAGCAATCACAGAAGTAAATTCACAACTTAAGCCTTTAACAACTCAAATCAACACCCTTGATCAAGGATTACGGTTAAGGATAAACAGTAATTCTCCTTTTTCACAGAAAACATTTGAACAAACTGTTGCTAGTGCCTTTGGCGATGCTCAGAAAGCAGCAACAGAGATTGAAAAGTTAGTAAATACTGGCACACTTGGTCAAAGACTTGAAAACAGTTTAAACTTGTTCTTGACTGGTAATATAGGGCAACTTACTAGAGATGACCAGATGGAAGTTCTTCTTGGTCTAAGAGAATACATCGGTGGACAATATGATCAAACAGCAGCGCCTTATCGTTCAGTAGCAGGAGACAAAGCCGATGAAATTGCTCCGTTGGCGAATAAGCGTTTTGCTTTACCTAAGTTGTCTGGTAATCGTGAGTACATTCCTATGAGCGTTGTTAATCAGTATAATCTTAAAAAAGGCGATACTGTTAAACAAGGTAAAAAAGAATTTAGGTATAATGGTGATGGAACTATTACCGTACTGAAAGGTGAATAATGGCTAAGGAAAAAACAGTTATTGATTGGGGTGAGCCTTTAGAGGTTGTGCCTCAAATGACCCCTGGTATTCCTGCTAGTAGAATTAGGCCTATCGAAGCTGGAGAAACACCGTCACCAGAAACAAGGCAGATGGAGTTTGGAGAGTTTGCTGGACAACAAC